CCTCGTGGGCAGTCTTAACCGTGGACATAAGCTGGTTCAGTAGTCCCACAAAGCGCAATGCTTTGGGACTCACCTCTACTGGATAGCTATCGAAACCTGCCTCTGTATCCAAGTAGCACGGCTTAGTAATATCAAAGTAAGCTTGCATTGATCTCTCCTATATCGTCGTAGCCCCCAAGCTCTCTCAATTCCTCTGGGAACTCGAACATCTTGTTCTCTCTCCATATCCAGATCAGCTGTGCCTGCTCAGTCATGTAGTCCCACCAGTCTTCTCTTCCAGACTTGGATGCGTACTGACGAGCGACCTCTTCCAGCCACTGTGTATGGTCTAGTCCATCTAACATCTTCTCTGCTTTCTTAGCACCGATCCTCGGCAGTCCCGGTATGTTATCCGTGGAGTCTCCGGTCAGTACCTGCAAGCAGAACTTCTTCCATGCCTCTTCCTCTGTGATCTCGTAGTTCAGCTCATGCATGATGTTATACTTGAGCCCCGGTATCATGTCGAGGTCTTTGTCTATGGATATGATTACAGATTCGTAGGGACCGTAGGTACACTGTGCCATACCGAGGGCATCGTCTGCTTCTATACCATCGGTAACAGTGGTGGGCCACTTGCTTTCTATGTATTTACGTATCTGTTTTTCGTACTGTGGTCGGTGAGCCTTGTTCCTGTTGGCCTTGTACGGCTGGGTCTTGGCGACCTCATACCTAAAGTTTACACCACCAGACAGGTACATCTCAACGTCGTCCTCACTACAGTCACAGTCAGCCAACGCTCGGGCCACCATGACGTTAACATTATGTAGTGCATTCTCTAAGGGTTCCAGCTCCCGCTCTGCGTACAGTTGGTAGTCCACCCCCTCCTCTCGGGAGTTGATGCCGGGCAACAGTCGGTCCAGCTTAGAGATGGCATCCTTCTTGTACTGGAATGTACCCTTGAAGGGCTCGCCACCTTCCAACTGACACGGCTTGGGGACGGAGAGGTACCACTTGTTCTTCTCCGCCGCGAACCCGGCCCTGAATACTAATATGTCTGCATCAAACAGAGCCTTCATTCTGTACACTCCCTCTTCTTGAAGTCAATGGTTCGGCCTAACTCTTTGATGTTGTCATAGGTGAACCAGCACCCCGGCAATTGCTCGTAGCACACATCAAATGACTTGATGTCTACCAACGCTTCCCTGCACCGCTCCTCGTGCCTATATTCCTCATAAGCCGTTCTATATTCCACATGGGATGTAGCTCCCCACACCATTAGACAGGCTATAGCAGCTCCAAGCCCTCTAAATAACCACTTCTCTGTCTTAGCTCCCATTAGTTCAAGATGATGTCTTCATCTGTAGATTCAATAGACTCAACATCTTCCTCTGGGTTATTGAACTGTGCTAAAGCACCACACAGGGCATCAGACTGGAAGATAGCTTGAGGTAACAGGGTAGTGGTGTGTTCTGCAACACCAGTTTCCTTGTTAACGACAGCGTACCCTACTCGTCCGTAGTGGTTGTCCTCTCCAAGAGCATCCTCAGTCTCCATGACCTTGTAGTACTCATTCTCATATAAATTATCCGGCATCTTCCATCTCCTTTAACAGGCTTGTTGTTACTTCATTCACGTACCCTACAATCAATCCAAGCTTTAGTTGCTTCTTACTGCCTAGGGACAGTGCATCGTTGTCTAGTGCTGCACATACTATACGTGCTGCGTCGTGCCTAGCATCCCTCCACTTGAACTGCTTCTCAAGTGACAGGTCTCTCATCTGTTTCCATCTCCAATAGTCTGGGGATGAGGACGGTGGTACTCCTCCTGCGTCAGCCAGCTGCTCCTTGGCAGCCTCCTTCAGCTCTTCCTCCCCCAGAGGTTTGATGGTTGTTATATATATCTTCTGTGCAGTCTCCCCACTAAAGGAGTAACATTCCCCCTCTACTATACCGGGGTCCTTGTCTGCGCGGAACCATTGGGGGGTACCTGCCAACTGCCAAGAGTGTATAGTCTTGGTCCCCCAATCCCTTGTACTAACCTTAACTACCTTACCTTTCCAGTTCATTCCTTGACCTCCCTTTGAAAAGCTATCATAATATCGTCCCCGTAGAATTGCAGTACCTCGGGGGCACCCTCTTTGAGTATATCTACGTCAATCAGGCGTGTGTACTCTAGTGTAGTGCCCTCTGGTCTCACCAAGAAACAAACCAGCCCGTAAATGTCTCCCTCGTCATCTACTAGCTGCTGTAGCTCGTCTAAATGCTTCATATCATACCCTCTTTCGTCGCCTGAGCCAACCAGAGGCTCTCTGACGCTTCGTATTTGTTACCCTTACCTACCCCCCACCTATCAGAGATCGTCGATTCTACGCCCAGTGGGACCGTTAGGTGGACATTGTACAGCTTAGTCAGCAAATCATAGACGTCATCTATGAGACACTGCTTACTTATCTCCTCCCACTCCTCCACCTCGTCGGGAGAAACTTCTGCGATAATTGAATCGTGAACGGTATTTATCAGGAAGCTCTTCATGTCCTGCATCCTGTGCCACGCACACACTAACGCTATCGGGATGATCTCTGCGGTAGCCAACCCCTGCACCGGGGCGTTGTATATCTTTGTGCTTTCTGTGATGTAACCGCTGGAGGTTAGCTTGGTATGCGGCCAGTAATAGATCAGACCAGACTCTGTTGTTAAGCATTTGTCTCGTAGGACAGTTTGTGACCACCCTCTCTGAGTCTTAGTAATGCCCTTATACTTCTCTCTAAAAGCTTCGTAATATTTCCTCTGCTGAGGTGTTCCTGATTCCCCTCCAAAGAGAGGCTTAAACGTATCGGACTTGGCGTCAGTCCTTTGATCTTTAGTGACTTCTTCTTCGGGTACCCCGTTAATGATACTTGCAGTGTACCTGTGGACGTCCTCTCCGTTGTAGATATCTTGCAGTCCCACTCGATCTCGCCCAAGGTGCGTGGCAACTCTGAATTCCAGCTGTGCGCCATCTGATTCAGCGATGTGCCAGCCTTTATTCCGTGCCATAAACAGAGGCTTGAACGCCCTGTTGAAGTTCTGAAATTGGACTCCATATTCGTGTCCACTACTACTGAGTCTATGAGTTCGAGTATTGCATTGGTTAAATACTGCGTGTAGTTGTCCGTCAGCGACTCTGCTACACTCTCCAAACTTTCTGATGTATTTAGTAAGTTCTGAGTGAAGTCCTGACCATTCCCCACGCAGCTGTAGAAAAGCCCGTTGTCTGGCAGTACTTGGTCGAAGCCTAGCCATGACCTCTTTGTCGGTAGATAATTCTCCACCACCGGTAAGAAACTGCCTTCCTCTATAGTCAAGGGGCGGCTTGAACTTAAGTTTATTGAATATGAATTCACGCATTTGTGGGGGGCTACTAGGACTCGCACCCCCGCAGAATCTCTGGAGCTTTGTTGTAAGCTCTCTGTATCTAGCTTCTTGTTTATCTTCATACTCTAGTACCGCCTCAGTATCTAGTTGCATTCCATTGAATTCCATATCCGTCAAGGCAGGGGTGACTAAACAACGGTGATACATTGTTGCTTCCAGCCCTCTCTCTCGGAGCAATGCTCTCTGTTTGAGGAACAGTTCACCCGTAGCCTCGACGTCCCTCGTGCAGTAGGACAATAGCCAGTCCTCGGGTATATCTTCCGTGGGGATGCCCGCCTTTAACATCTGGCCCACGGTGCTTAGCTTGGAGGGTAGCTCATGTCTGGACAGACATGCATCTAACCCGAGGTGCTGCACGTGAAATCTGTTTCCCCCCAATACGTACTCGGCAACCATTGTGTCGAATACTATTATATCTGTTAGATCGACTCCGCATCTACGGAGCCATCCCAGTTCAAACTTAGCGTTATGTGCCACAATAAAATCCGCAGCTGCAATCGCTGAAACCAGTTCAATCTGTTCATATTCGGACCCGAGCGTGTGCCGTATAGGCTCCAGCTCATGTGTCCAGCAGGAGAGTACAATACGATTAAGTTTGTCGAGCGGTGATCCTTTAAGTCGTGTCGTTGTCTCGAAGTCAAGAACGACATAGTTGTCTCCTCTGTACAATGTGGGGTCCGGATCACTTACATGACCCGGTAATCCCCTTAGCTCAATCAAAATCCGACCAGAATGCGCCTGCTCCTCCGGCACCCGTTACCAGCTCGTGTACTTGCACTGAGCGTAGGCGTAACGTGACACCCATTACCTGCGAGGCAGCGTTGGTGTAAGGCACTATCTGTCCTTTAATCTTAGCCATTGTACCTCCGTACACCGGCTCTGTGATTGCTGTACCATCTGCGGCATCAACAACTACGGGAGTCTGGTGGAACGGGTCACCCTCTCGGGGTGTTACGGTAGCCTTTAGCTTGGCCTTGAACAAGACATTCCCTGTCTCTTCTCCATCCTCGTCCAGCTCAGGCTGGAACACAGGAGTCTGTGTATAACTCTTCTGCTTCTTAATGTCTAGGGTGCCTACATAATCTGCGAGGACCCCTTCTACCTTAGCTATCAGTTCCTGCGCACCCTCAAACGGCAGCAGTATCTTAGTCTGGAACAGTCCATCGGGATCATAGCGTGTATCTGCTTTAGTGATCCATGGAAAGACCAACTCTCCTACTGGCGTTGTGAATACTTCATACATTGGTTTGTTACTCATTATCGACTCCTTCCCTCGCACGTAACGCTAAACTCTTCGATACGAAATCTTAACGTATCTAAGTATCCCTTCATATAAAGCATCTGTATTTCAAGGGCTACTCGTTGTGTGTATGTTAGGTTATTCTTAAACTGCTTTGATCCGATAAAGTCGTATAACTTATCGTGTTTGATTTTTAGTTCATCTCTTTCATTGTAGAGACGTACTGCCCACGGTACTTCTTGTGTGTTACTCATTGTTTGCTCCTGCTATTACTTTCTTTGCCTGATGTAGGCGTTGGTAAATTACGTTAGGTGTAGTGCCGAACTGCTCCGCTATTGTACTGACAGACAGTCCCTCTACTAAGAAGGCTTGTACTGTAGCATGTAGTAGCGGAGACAGTTCGTCGAGTCTATCTGTCATTTCTTCGTAGGCTAGTATCTCAAAGGGGTCTGCTGCCAATAGCTCTGCGCTCTTGCGGCTCAGCCCTGCGTTGATCTCCTTGCCATGCTCTCGTTCTATCTCTCTGCGGCGTCGTTCTTTCTCCGCCATGTTCTGCGCCCTCCGTGACGCAACCATCTTACATAGTCCGAACATCTCTTCTGTTTTCAGCTTACCTTCCAGCTCTATCTCAAACATACGCACTATTGTATCCTGTGCTATGTCCTCAGCATCAGCAGGAGGTACGCCTCTCTTCATTGCTTCGTACCTTGCAGTCGTTTGTAGGTCGTTATAATTGTCGGAAACTATTCCCATTTAGGCGTCCTTTATTATTAATACAGGTCAGACCTGCTGTTCTTAGTTAGTCTAGTGGTATTAGTTGACTGAGTGTAGGTTCAGTTAGTACGGCAAAGTACTCATGTTTGCCACTGATCTTATTTTTAGGCATGGAGAATACTATCTCCCCACGCTGTGCGTTCTTGTCTGTTGCCCCAATGCCTAGCATCAGGTCAGCAGTGGCCGGGATGCCAGTGTTCGACCAATCTACGTCGCCCATGTCAAGGACAGCCTTGCCGCTAGCCGAGTCACCAGCTTGTGTAACGCTCACTACCACGCAAGAGTATCTTTTAGCCCATGTTCGTGCCATCTTTGCGGCCATGTCCAGTTGTAGGACATAGTTATCGTTGCCAATGTCAAGGTTACGTAGTTGATCTAGTACCAGCACCTCCGGCTCGTGCTTTTCGATTAGTTCTTGTATCTCCCGCCTCGTGCCGGGGGAGAGTGATGCCATTATAAGTAAGTCGTAGCCAGCGGCTAACGCCTTGGTTTCAGCCTCCTCCGGATTATTAAGTACCTCATACTTGGACATTAGAGATAAGCGGTTCACTACCCGCATGTTAATGTCGTCTATGGGGTCCTCATTGCCCACGTACAGGACTCTTAGCCCTTGGCTTAGGAACCCTGCCATCATGTCTATGACGCACATGGTCTTGCCCATCTCAGGTCGTCCGAACAGTACTATGTGGTGTCCGGGCTTTACTCCCCCATCTAGGCGCGAGTTAAGGGACTGAGGCCATATTTGGATGAGTCCTTCTGGATCAAATCCAGTTGAACACAAATCAGCAACTGAATGGCTCTGTCGTACCTCGATCTGTGCATCCTCACCAAGCTCCTCTGTATCGAGCAGCGTTTGGTACTCGTCGAGTAACCCATTAGGTTTGGTACCAGTGAGTATGGCGTTTGCAAGTCTCTGGCCCACGACCTCTCTCTTTGTAGCGAGGAGGTCGTCCACGACGTTAGCTGGGCTAGTTTCAGTGGTACTGATGCTGGACACGAGATCACGGAACATGGACTTGTGTTTGTCCGCCACAACTTTCCGGGCCACACCCTGTGCGAGCAAGTCAGGATTAATGCCTCCACACTCGCTATCAGCCCCATAGTATTCAGATATGCATCCCCATATGATCCATCCTTGTTCACTGAAATCTTCATGTCGTACGTGGTCTTGTATTCGTTCATAAGCATCCCTTGATTGTATACTGCTCGCCAGTACATGCTTCTCCCTCATATTCTTCGTCCTGTATGGCTTGTAGCCACTGTTCTTGTTCTAATTTAAGAGCTTGCATAAGTCTCTCTCGTTCATGTCCTTCAGGTCCGCTGTGAGCGGCAGTACCTTTACGTCTCCCCATAATAGACTCCACTTTCGTGCCCACCTAAAGCTCAGGTCCAACGCGTCGTTGTCCAGCGCCATTATAATAGGGCGAGGTGAAAAATTCGATATCTCTACTGCTCTTGCCGATCCTATACCCGTGCCGAGTAACGCAATCGCATTCACGTGGACACTGGCACGGACAGCGGACGGGATGTCTTCGACTACTACTGTACCTCTGTAGGGTTGTGTTTTGTACCATGATAGACCTTCCTCTTCCTCGTCTATGTACGTGAGTGCCTTTGTACGGCACGTTGAGCCTATGCTCCTTAGTACCCACCCTCTATGTGTATCGTGCGGTGAGCGGACGCTCATGGCTACTCTACCCCCGTAATCGGTAGTCCAGTACCAGTCCGGGGGATTAGATATACCCCACTTCGTGAGGATACGATCAGCCACCTTCGCAGGTAGCTCATGTAATGTACCCTCCCAGACCTTTCTTCTTAATTGTTTTGTACTGGACTCGTTACAAAATGCTCTGTCGTTGCTTGCACCGCTGACTCCGCATTTTGCTCTAAAACATTGCCACACTATACCCCTCTCATCCTTTGTAACTGAGAGACTCCGCTCTGCGGACACACCTCCGCCACATATGGGACAGAGGATTCTCTGTGTCGTACCCTCAGGGATATTGCTAGCTGAGAGTATAATTTCTGAGGGGTTATTCACTTAGATCGAATCTAACCTCTTATTATTCTTAAGGTGTACTATTAATACAGGTGGGAACGTCTTTTCTTAGATTGTTACACCTATATTGTGTCCCATCCTGCGTAGCTGTGGAGGTATGGACGGAATCATAAAAGCATCCTCTGGTGCCCACCCCATATCCAGACGCTTGCGCACCGTGATTTCGGGTAATCCTTCAGGACTCAGTTCCCGCCAAGCTTGTCTTATATTATTATACGTTACTTTTCCTACTTTTACTGGTTTGTGCTCTGGCATGGATTATCTCCTCTAATTCTTCACGTTTCTCCGGATTATCGACGTAACCACGCCAATAATTGGTCAAAGCTGTCTGTTGTTCCAGCTGCTTCTCTGTATCCTTCAACTTCTGTAGTGTACCTACAGGGTTCTCACCCACCCACCAAAATTCCTCGCCGCCATGAAAAATGGTTGTTGCACATGACTGCATCCTGATTTCATAATCCGTAGCATCCACCTGCCGCACAAGCTGTGCTGCGAGAGCGTCGAGTTCCTCTTGACTTAGGTCAATCGTTAATCCGTATCCAATAGGCCCAAATGGGCCATAGATATCTCCCTGCTTATTATGCTCCCACCCATCGGCCAGCTCTACTGCTTTACGGATTAGGTCATTCATTCTATTGGCCTCCACGAGTCTCCTACGGCATCATAGAAGCAATAAGTAACTGGGTTGCCGTCTACGTGGTCGTAGGCAGCAGTAAATTGTACGGATAACAGGTCTAGTATCGTGGCTGTCGTCCATATCTCCTGCTTTAGTAGAGAGAACTTACCGTCATTCCACAGTACAGATACCTTAGTACCCGGTGTTAGCTCTCGCAGCTCTCTCTTGTATCTGATTACCTTCTTCTCAAGGTGTAGTGTCATGCGGCTCTCCTTCGTGCGTAACTTCCGCCCTGTGTGACTGGTAGGAATTGCTGGATAGCTCGGTTGTACCGTTCGAGAGTTGTCCCTTCAAGTCCGGGAGCAGTGTTGACTTCATATACCACCGCAGACTGTCCAGCGCAGTTGTAGCCAACATCAGCAGCGCCAAAGTCAAGGCCAAGGGCGGCACAAGCAGCAACAGCAGCAGTACGGACGCAATCTGGAACAACCACAGCATCCCTACAGTAAACCCAGCCATTAGCACTGTTCCTGATTTGATAGTTAACGTCCTCATTTGGTACCAGTTGACGTTTCTTCTTTTGTTGAACATCTATAACCTCCCCGTCAAAGACATGGACTCTGTACTCGTCCTGCTTCTTGACGTACTTCGTATACATTGGTGCTTCTACTATTCCACCTCGAACAGGTCTGTTATCTCCGTTGCTGTTATGTTCTCCTCCAGCGCTGGCGTTCCCTCCGTCATAGACTCCCACATACCCGTCATGGGATTCGTCGGTGTCGATGTCGGTGTCGGTGTCGATGTCGTCCTGTCGAGGAATGTGTAGCGTAAGGCCTCTTGCCTGAGACCCTCTAAGGAGTCTACGGGCAAGGACGCTTGTGCCGCTGTTATACCATGCCTCCGCGACCTCCTTGTTGGTCGTGTAGGTGGGCTGGGGGACTCCACACTCTCCGAATCTTCGTGCAGTGCTGAGCTTGTTGGAAGCAATGGCAACGGCTTCAGGATCGTTGATGTATCGGGCATGTTCAAACCTCCTCTCTGAGCTACCCCAGTTTATAATGGTGTTGAAGTCTCCGTGCTTACGCACTTGGTTGGGAGTAACTCGTAGTATTCCAGTAGCCTTAGATAACTCCTTGGCACCAGCACTCTTCAGATTATGTGGATCAATCCGTAGTGTAGCTATCATCTCTACTCCCTATTGTAGCTGCGTCGAAACATCCGGGACACATGGGCTGGTTCTGCATCTCTCCAATCCATAACATAACGTCGTGGTCCTCTATGAACAGGGGGCCTGCGCACATAGCACAGCCTGCCTCTGTTAGTTTAGTCCACGCCTCTAGTGTTATATCTCCGTGCGGCCCCTTCACATGCTCCACTTCGTCAACATCTTCACACGTGTGTGAAGTATCTTCTATCTTATCCCCAAGCCACGTATGATTCTTTACACCCATGATTATGGTGAGAGGATTCTTAGATTCATCACAATGATCTGTGTGGTCTACTCCCATAGGAATAGCAGTCCACTCTCTGTCAGCGTAAGTTTTCATGGTGTACTTAGTACACTCTGTTACATAGGCGTTGATAAAGCAACCCCATTCAGGATGCCACACCTTGCCGTGCAGCAGTCCGTTCAAGTTGTCCTTCCCAAAGCATTCAAAGGACTCAGGCTTAAACATGTACTCCTGTCCCATCTTGAAGCTATACCACTGAGTGAGTATAGTCTCCATGCTGGATGGTATATCTTGTATCTCCCCAGCTATGAGTGCCTTTCCGTGCTTGGCCCGATGCCCACTCTGCTTGTAGCCAACACTGTAGGTGTCTCTATCAGTCCCACCAGTTCCACCACCCCTCCAGTTGCTGTGATACGTGGTGACTGGAATAAAAGGGTTTACCGGGGTTACCTCGGGAACCAAATTGCCTTTTTTATACTTCAAATGTTGGTTAGTAGCAATCTGCCAAATACGTGAACCATCACTTGCGAAGTATAGACAATCCTCATCCTTTGTTGTAGCTATGTGGAAGGGTCGCTCTGAGTTACGAGCAAAGTTCACTGATTGATCCCTCTCATCTAGCCACACAAGGGCATACGCCCCATTCAGCTTGCTCAATACCTTATGAGCGTCCTCTACTGGAGTCTTAGACAGGTTGTACGCGATTAACTCTGAGTCAACCTCAATCTTCTTGTCTTGATGCTCTAAACTATACGTAGTTCTCATAGTCCCGTTGTGGACTAGGATTATTGACTCATGTTGAAATGGGTGAGAGTTGTCAGTTGACACCTCACCTCTGGTAGCTGATCGGTTATGACCAACAGCACACCAAGTCTTCAACTCTCTGTCATGGAATCCCTTACTCGAAATGAACTTAGGGGCAGCCACACATTGCTTTTGCCAGTGCCACCGGAACTCTTCTTCAATGGTAACGATACCAGTAGAGTCGTGTCCCCTTAATGTATCTGTAAAGAGCGCTTCAGTAAAGAATTTATCCTTTGAATGGATGTTTGTATCATCCTTCAGAGTAATATATCCTACAATGCCGCACATATAATGTTCTCCCAGTTAATTTCTTGCCATGTTGGCTCACGATTAGCTACGCACATGTACGCAGCGTCCTCGGCCAACTCTTGTGTTGCTTCGTCAATAGGAACGGACATATTAAACATCCGTTCTTGTAGTGTCCTCAGGTTGTCGCGCTCGTAGTCCTCTATAACTTGGAGAGGGTCTTCATACGAGGTTCCAACCTGAGTAAGTCTTGTACAAAACTGTACCCAGCTGCGTATAGCAGCGAAGTCATTACTACAGTACGGCTGGCGCATCTCTATAGTACCGAAAGAGCGCAAGCTGTGGAAATTAATAGCAGAGTACTTGGACGTAGACGTTAATCTATCTGCCCGAGGCACTCTTCGCCGGTTTATTTGTCTCAAATCCATCTGCATAGCCCCTAGCTGGTCACTGTTGACCGCAAGAGGTACCGCAAACATACTGTCCTCTCTGTTAAGAGCATACGTGTTGTATATCGTTGGCTCTAACAGGGCATACAGGCAGATCATAGAGTACATCTGCCCCATAGTGTAAGGTTGCATGTTCAGATGCACGTGTATCCCACATCTCTTAGTAGCCTGTAGGTTCATAGCAGCTACTGCCAACTCTGCTTGAGCTATAGCAGGCTCTATCACATCGTACAGCAGTGGATTAGATATGAACTCTATGCCACCGTTCCTCAAGGAACCATCACTCTCTGTTCTCCAGTGGTGACAGTCGCCTGCATACGTCCATCCGTGGAATCCCTCGTACTCCAGTTCAATACCAACCCTATCATTCCCTGTATAAGAGTCTGGAGTGTTGTACATGTCTCGAACTAATGAATCTAGTGGCATGTAATACCTAATTTACCAAGTTTGAAAGCAATTCTTCTGTCCATGATGGAAGCCTCAATCAGAGGCTTGTACACCCAGCCGTGGTTCTCCATGACCAGACTACCCGCAGGTAATCCTTTGTATATAATGTCACGAGTGTTAGTGATTATCACATCACGTGTAATTGCCGTACTTATACGATCAGATTCCATCGCATAGTCAAGGTCTGGATAATCCACGATACTAACTAAGCGTCTAATTGCGGAGGTATTCAAGTGCATACCCGGCCTTGAAGCATACACAAAGAAATAGTGATGTGATGTGGCGGAGCGTCTAGCCTCCCGCCTACCACGTCTACCTACATAAGCAGCGTGGGTTCTGAAGTTGATAGCGCCCGGTTCCGGCCACAGACAAGATAGAAGCTCTGGTTCACACGCGTGTGCATTTTCATCTCCTACGTTAACTCGTAGAATTCTGTCCTCAGCATGTACATACACCACTCCAAGTTCTTCGTGACGCATCCAAGTACCGTTGTAGTAGAGATGCCAGTCTCTGCGGTTACATTCTGCAGGATTCATACCGGCAATACACTTCGTACTTCGTCATACAAAGCATACATTTCATCTCGATCTGTTTGTGCCTTAGTTCTAGTAATACCACTAAGGAACTCTTGAATAGCTAACCAATTGATACGTCGAATAGCTTCTCGTATCTGAGTAGCTGAAGTGTTCTCTAGGTAATGGCACAGTCTCATACACCTGTCCCCCATTATCTCTGATGATCCGTAGTCCTGACACCAGAGGTTGTTAGGAGTTCTGTACTCAAACCCATACTCTGTGTCTCTGTATATGCCGGGTTGTCCGTACCATTTAACTCTCTCCTCAAAGCCATGAGAACCTGTAGGTGTGCTGCTACCAGTATCTAGGTGAGAGGCCATTGTGATGAATACATCGGCTAACAAGGCACCTACAAAGTTAGGACAATTGAAGTCCCCACCAAGGTGAACATGGCCTCCTGCACTTCTCCAGTTAGAGTTGTGTAGTTTACGAGGCACTCTGCGCATCTTGCCCGATGTATAGGCGTCGTAGTCAGGTTCACAGCCAAATGTCTTAGCTTGTTTTGTGCTTAGCTCGGCTGGTGTAAATTGCCACGCGGAAACTGTATACAGAGTCTGTCTATCCGTTAAACATTGAGATACAATCGACGCCATGCCTATTTCTATGGAGGAAGCAAAGGACCCAATAGTACTGGTAGGCGGTACCATGAGTTCAACCATAACATTGTCCTCATGTACTCCGTATCCGTCACCTAAGTCGTGAGGACTCTCTTTTGTGCCGGGGACCAGCCCTACGCTGGGCTTGACTGCCCCATAATTCCCGTAGTCTTGGTCATACAAAAAGAACTCCGGGTCTGCGCCTAACGTAATCATTTAGCCGTCTCCTTAAACTTTAACGTAGGATATACTTTCTCATGTGAACATTCTACCGTCCAGTTGGCCTCGTTCAGCATATCATCGAGTGTTTCTTTCTTCACACGGGTGTGAACAATAGGCTCAGCCGGGGTTTTAGCCTCGGCACTGTAGTTCATAAAGATTTCAGGCTCATGGAACAGTTGTCCTCCTCTATGAACCCGATAAATGTAGATACTATGCACAGTTTTACATGACCAACTGTAGGACATAGATTTTACTGCTGATAACGCAGCAGCGGCAGATGTAGCAGGAATCCCACCCTCAAAGAGGGTGGGTAGTCCACTGTGTAAGGTCGCATGACCCTTGTACCAAAACTTGGTATTATTGAACAACGATGTTGACTCCGGGCTGACTATTATAGAACTTGAGTTCGGAGTCTGTGGGCCGCCAGATACATTCTTCAACTCTGTCGTACCGTCCCGCGTCAAGATACCCTTCACCGCACGGGAAAGTGTACATCCAAGCTCTCCGATCCAAGATATCTGTCCTGTATTTGAATCTTTCATACCAGTTTGGGTGATGTTCCAGCATGTCCGTTGTTGCCAGACCCGCCGTGCTGACTGCCCATGTCTCTCCGAATATCGTCCTTATGTCGGCGTTTGCCTCTGCGTGAACGACGGCTGGGAAGCCCCCTAATGATATCATCCTGAACGGACCCGTAATAGAGTCGTACCCTAAGCATGTTGCACCTACCTGTCGTAATAGTACATTGTTACCCATGTCTGTCTTGAGGGAACCATACACAAATACCCGTATGGACCCTCGATCATCATGGCTGTCACCATCCTGTTGTAATTGACTCGGCAAAAGCTTCTGCTCGGATGGCTTCGGTTCTTCCTTCTGTTGTGCTGATGTCTTTGACATCGCTATCACTGTTTAACTCCTTGATTTTGTTGTATAAAGCTGTGCGTTGGGTCTCAATCATGTTCTTGAGTAAGACCTGACTAGGCATAAAGAACCATCCTTGGATCATACGCTGTGTTCTGTTGGACGTTAGAGGTCCGGTGGTCTGGAATGACCCTAAGTCATTATCTCGCAGCCACTTTACGAAGTTCCTTGTACTGAAATCACCAAGGTGTACGTCACCTTCTTCAGTCATGTTATCACTGAAGACATATATCACATGAACCTGCATAGATTCAAGCACAGAGGCGAATGCCATGTCTATATCAATAGCAGCCCCCCTCCAAGGTGCTACATTATTTTTGTAGGGGGCTTTCTGCATTGTTGAGATAATACGTGACATATTGAGTAACTTCCATTGTACCATTTACCCATTACTCTGATACGTTCGGCTTTTGGTGTACTTCTCCACGTGCTAATATAGGTACTAGCACTATTCGGATGCACGTAAGTGGCTTGCAATCTAGCAATAACCCCCATACCGCAGCATCCGGGCATACCCTTCGACCAATACGTGGGGTTAAGTACCAACTTACTAGACATCGGCATCTCTCCACTTGCGGAAAGCTCTGTCCCGTCTAGCTTCTACATATCTACAAGTTTTAAGGTTCAGATGGAATATCCAACCCTTCATGTAGGTGCGTCTGTGTGAAGTGGCAACGATGTAGTTATTCTCAATCGCCCACTTGATGAAATTCTTTGTACTGAATGGCCCTGTATGTACGTCGCCGTCCCGGCCCATATTATCAAAGGCAATCCACATATCGACATTGCCGGGAGAGTACAAATCGGTCAGTACCATCAAAAACCCCAACTCAATGGGGTATGCGTATTGAGGACCATCTGCTCGCCAGCGCATACCTTCAGGGTCTGTCATGTACCTTCTGTCACTCCCCGCCTGATCTGTGTAATATGCCCGCATCCTGTATAGCTCTTGAGCAGCACAGCATCCGGGGAACCCATCCTCATCCCAGCGCATGCCGTACATATACTGATTACTTGGCATCGGCAGTTCCCTTCCGCGTTGGTATCGCGTGTTTGACGTTGTTTTCCCTTTTGTACGGGGTTAACAGTCTTAACTTGGGGTACTTAGCCCTAGTCTTGCGCTGAATGCGCAATCTGCGCTGTTCAGACCTACTGTAATGTGGCACGAAGTTCTCCCTTTTTCACACGTGTGTGAACTAATGTACTGCAATCAGTGCGATGATAACAAACACCGCAATCATGTACCACGGGGACCAGAAGTCCCAGCCTTTCTTTTCAATGTATCTCATGTATGCTCCCGCATTCTACCTTTGCATTCACGATTAAACATGCGTACCAATGTACTCAAATCGTAATCGTCAATGCCCTCACGGGCAGAGGCATACATGAGTCGATCAACAAACTCAAGCATGGCCCGCCTGTGAAGTACGATATCCATTTCTGCGCCCATCAGCCTAGTTCGTCTTGTGTATGCGGCTCTTTTGCGCTCAAATTTGGACTCGCTCATTTTATTTCCTCAATATCAAGCCACAAGTGCCCTTCCTTGTCTGTGTAAATGCTGAGAACATTCCACTCAATTGAAGTACTTGAGGCTATTCTAATTTGGGTTCCTAACGCCTGAGCAGATATTTTTCTGTGCCTGCTTCGCAGAAATGGACGCTGATGGGCTTCAATTATCTCCTGAAGCGTTGTAATTATCCGGCTCATTTTGCTTCCTCAATATCAAGAATTAGTTGACCTTTTTCGTTCATATAAATACTGAGGACATTCCACTCTTGTTCTGGCCCACTGAATAGCCTGACTCTGCGTTGTAATGTATTGTGATTTATCCAATCGCCACAAAGAGCAGGCTGTTCTCCCTCAGTGATAGCGCCTTTGATAAGCTCATCAAGAATAGTATGAATAAATGTTCCTGAGCTAGTGGTATGTCCGGGGTCAGGTAATTCCTGACCAGTAATTGGCTCGACGGCGTTGCCGTCGTCCTTCAAGTAGTAGAGTGCCTCAGCGGCAGGATACCCACACTCAGGACATTCAATGCCTTGTTGTACTCTCTTGCACATGCTCACTTGTATTTTACTCCCATGCAGGCAGCCCATTCTTTGGACTGCCCGACGTTATAAAGGGTGGCACAGTCTGGTGCCCCACGAGGGGCAGGCTTGTATACTTCACACGCGTGTGAAGATTGCCAAGCTGTATAAAAAATGTACAGTGCCACCACTATTAGAAGTATAGCAGATGTACAGGCCAATGTCAAGTGCTTTGACATTTTATGGGTGCCTTGTTTTGATATTTTAGAATGAAATTCCACACAGCAAGGTCACCTAATCTATCCACAGGACAGCCTAACTCACGAGCATAATCTCTAAAGTACATTAGAGACTGCCTACCCACATGAATAGAACCATCATGCCAATGATCCACGCGCCAAACAAAAAAAGCCCCCGTAACAAACCGGGGGCAATGAGCGCCAGAAAAATCAGGAACAACAGAAAGCCAACTACCATTGTACTATCCCTCCCAAATGGTTGGTTGAATTGTGCAGCCAACAGGGCAATCTCTATCCTTTGCTTTTCTGAAATCACCTTCTGTTTGACCACAGAAAAAGCACCGTTCGTAGCTCTTAATTGATGAGCAACTGCCTCGATAGAACTGCATCTGTTCGTCGAAGGATAGTGACGCGTAGAATGTATTGAATTCTGTAACTTGTTCTTCCGCAAATTTACGAGTTACTGCCATATGAACCCAACCACATTTGTTGCAAGTGCATTGAGGCATTGTACTATTCCTCGTTGTTGGACTTGCGTAAAGCCATGTGTAATGAGGCGTTAGATAGTGCCATTTCGGCCATCCATTCGTCCTCGCGTTCCTCTTGAGTCAATTCAGTACTCAAGCGGGCTGTTTGGGCCGCCTTCAGATGTTTTGTAGCATCCTGCGACCATTTGATTGCTGCTGATTCATTTGTATTCATGTACTGCGCTCCGTTTGTATTCACACGCGTGTGAACTTTGAAGAAGCATTTATGTACTCATCAATCGAGAGACAGGTATGCTCGGCGGTGATCAATCCGACGTTACCCTCAAGAGTTTTCAATAAATGCCTCATCAAAATTCACGCACACAGGTAAGCCCCGGCCCTTTCGGGCCGGGGTGTTACCATGTTACCTTGCTACCGTCTAACTCTCGGCTGCCATTGCTTCGAGAGTGTCGTCGATATTCTCGTCAGACGCAGGATTATCTCGCGCCTCTGCTTCTGCGCTGGCCACTTCAATTTGAGCCAGAATTGCATCTTCCTTAACTTTTTCAACTGCTTCAGCGATTGCCTTTTGCTCGGCTGCTTCTTGGTTCACTGTTTCCGTGATTGTCTCAACGTCAAGAGTCCTCAGTTCAATCAGTTCAGCATCCTTAGATGCAAACAGTGCCGCCTGCAATACCTTGCAAGCTTCGCGGAAAGCCTCTTTGGCTTCACGCAATAGCCGTGCGTCCTCAGATTCCTCGCCGCGTCTAGCAGCCTCAACCGCTTCGCGTACCTTGCGATACGAGTCACAATCGGACACTTCAGGGAACATGATTTCCTCATCAGTTTCCTCATCAGTGCCAACCACTGTGCCGGTGAACTCGACTACACCTTTCGCAATCGACTTCACATTGTTGCCGTAGCCTTTCCACTTATAGCCTGCTGGCTTCGTGTCAGTGGCTTCCGTGGCCTCTACGAACGGGCTGCCTTCCTTCGACAGTATCGGACGAAGTGAGTCCAGATGCTTCGTGAACCCCATAACGATTGTGTCACGGGGTATCTCGCTAGCATCATTGACCTCTGCCACTGATTCAGCAAACAAACAGAACGCCATGCTTGCCGCGTCTCGCATTTCCTTCGCGTTCTTCGACTCATCATCACGCTTGCCCATTGCCGTTAGCAATTGGTGAGCGCCAAGTTTCTTGCCGTCAGGCATTTCAACCTTTATCTTGGTGAATTCAATTGCTTCCGCATTGGCGGCTTGCAGTGCTTTCAATTGTGCTTGTTTAGATGTTGCCATTGTCTTTTCCTCTGTTGATTTACTCTCAATTGTTTCGATCAGTGGCCGTGATGTTCCTAGTTATAACGTTTGAATTGATCCGTCCAATACATGGGCGGCGTGTCGAGCATCCATTGAATGATTCGACTGGCGATGATGCTATCTAGCCAATTGAGCTTTGATACGTCAGGCAATAGGGCAGGACGATAACCAAGGGCGACAGCGGCTAGTTGATAGTCGGACGTTTTGCAGTTAGCCCTGATTAGATCAGAGGCTGTGCGTTGTTGGCATCCATTGATGATTTGCTTTGATAGTTGACTCATTGTTAATCCCTTTTTCACACACGTGTGAAGTTAGGCCACTGGTCGAAACAATCGAGAGTGTTGATTACTCAAGCATCGGGCATCCAGTCACTGATCGCAGTGATCTCCCTTTGCTGAGCTTAACTCGGATGCCATGTGAATTGACCATGGCCTAGCCGGTCGGATGCCCACTCCCGGCCAATTCCGGTAGAGCCATGCTCGGGCCTAGCTATCAGCGCGCCCGCTATGCCGGTCACCATGCCTGCATACCATCCACTACAACTACTACTATACAGGAGTGCAAGCCATAAGTCTCGCCAATGGACTAGGTATTCACCGCATATTCACACGCGTGTGAACATCACCACTTGGCATGGTTCTTGTTATGCAACTACCGTGCCAATACAGGCAAACAGCCGATCTATTTGTTATGACCTCACCCTACATGGTACGTATTGCGTACAGTACACGGCTACTCAGTGCGTTACACTGGATGTATTGAATAACTCTAACGATATCAATGACTTACATCACCCAGTCTGTATTGTATACGTAGTAACCGCATGTCAATACGTACTATCACCTATTGACAGGGGGGGTGGCAAGAAGTGTGCCAACTCTGTGTCAATACGTAGATATACCTATTAGA